GAGCATGGGCAAATCATGGGTGACACGGCCTTGACTGAGGTATGGGATCAGCTTGAAAGCGAAATCCACAAGCCTGTTGTGAATGCTTGGGGCAAGGAATTGTTACCTGCAGCGGTGGCCATTGATAGCCGTGGGCATAGAACCGAACAGGTGAAAGATTTCGTGATGCGGAAAACGTTTAAAGTTCGGGTGTTCTCCATTCAAGGTTCAACAACAAGGCTGGGTCGTGCGATTGCACAGACAGGTTCATCACCTGATAAAAACCAACGCAATAAAGTTATTCGGCATGGCTATGTTGTGTGGAATGTGGGTACGGAACACTGCAAAGATTACATCTATGGCAAGCTGTCATCGGATGGCAATGTGGCTGTTCAACAACGGGCATTCAGATTTCCGCTTGATTTGCCTGATGATTATTACAGCGGCATTTTGGCAGAAGTCTTTGATGAAGAGAAAAAGCGTTATGTGCAGCGTTTGGGTGCCAAATATAAACGCAATGAACCATTGGACACCTTGGTTTATGCATGGGCGGTTGGCCATCATAAATTGGTAAGGATTGGCCGCGATCGGCGTGGCAATAAAACTGCACAATATTGGGAACGTTTGAAAGTGATGCTTGAGCCAGAAAACATTGAGCCTGTTGCTGTTATTGCTGAAGATGATGGTATAATTAAACAGCAAGAATCCAAGCAGCGAGAACGGTTGCCGCGTAAAGTAAGAAGGCGGAGAGGGCGAGGATTTGTGGATGGTTATTGATGGCTGATGACATCGTAAACGATATCATGTCACGCCTTGCTGAAAGGTTGGGAGCGGATGTTTGCCCGCCTGATGTGCTGAGTAGTTTGGCAAGTGAAATCCGCCGTGATTGGGCGGGGGATCGTGTTTATATCACAGCCAGCCCAAAGCGTATTCGTGATGCTAATATACGGGCTGATTATCGGCGTGGTGTTACTATGGACCAACTTGCCTTGCGGCATGGCATTTCAAAACGGCGTGTTCGGCAGATTATAAGAGTGCGTGACTGAAAAACATTGCTATCATTGGGCGTATTTAGATTTATCAAGAGAGGCGCCATGATTCATCATCATCCAGAGCAAGGGACAATTGTTATTTGCGACTTTAAAGGCTTTGTGGCTCCAGAGATGGTGAAAAGAAGGCCTGCTGTGGTTGTGTCGCCAAGGCTGCGCAATAGAGGTGGCTTATGCAGCATTGTTCCACTTAGTACCACGCCACCTTCTCCGCCTTGCCCATATCATTATAAATTGCATACAGACCCAGTTTTGCCAAGACCTTATACAGCAAGTTTCATTGGGTTAAGGCTGATATGGTTTATACTGTATCGTTTGATAGACTTATCTTGCCTCATAATGGAAAAGATCAGTCGGGTAAGCGCTGTTATGATGTTCGAGTGATTGATGCTGCCGATTTGCTTAAAATTCAAGAATGTATTTTGCACGGTTTGGGCTTAACAAGGTTGACAGATTATCTGTAAGTGAACTAGGATTCGTCTGTACCCGCTCTGCTTTAGCATCGGGCTTGAGTCTGCCTCGGCAGCCATGATGCAAAAGGGAATGCAACCTTGTATCATGTCTATTCAAAGCCTGCCTTTATTAAGGCGGGCTTTTTTTATCTAATCCACACAAGCGCATCAAAAAAATAGAAAGTGAAATTCCCTGTCTAATAAGTTTCACTTTTAGGGTGAATCATTGCGCTCCATGGCACCGATTCAAACCAAAGCACCTACAGCTTTTTTCGCTGGCGATACCGTCAAGTGGATTGAAACGCTGGCTGACTATTTGCCAGCCGATGGTTGGTCGTTGGTCGCAGATTTCACCAATGCGGTGGATCATTATACTGTTTCGAGTACAGATGATGGGCATGGTAGTCATGTATTGCTGATTACTTCAGCCGTGTCGGCTGGCTATGTTGCGGGTGATTATCGCATGGGTATTGCAGCGGTTAATGCAGCTGGTGAGCGGTACACCATTCAATCAGCTGATATCAGTGTACGGCCAAACCTTGCGGGTGTCGGTGAAGCCCGTTCGCAAGTGAAAAAAGATTTGGATGCGCTGAATAGCTGGATTACCTCAGGTGATCCGAAAGTTGCCGAATATACCATTGCCGGTCGTTCGATGAAATATCACGACCCTTTAACCTTGGAGAAATTGCGGGCTATTCGCAAACGTGAATACCGCAATGAGCAAAATGCTGATCACATGATGGCTGGTGGAAAATCGCGCCGCCGTCTTGTGACACGGATGCAAGCATGAACGCCCCAACCCAGTTGCGAGCTGATTTGATGATTGGCAGAGAAACGCCCCAACGTGAGCAAGGCTCACGCATTTTAAATGCGTGGATGGCCGAGCGTAAACTTAAACAAGCGCATGCCCCTATCAAATCAACTCGCTCTCAATCAAGAAATTATGCAGGGGCTGGTATCAGTCGTTTGAATACAGGCTGGGGCAGCGTCCCTACACCTCCGAATTGGCATATCTGGCATGGTTTGCAAGCCTTGCGTACACGCTCACGCGAACAGGCTCGGAATAATGATTATGCCCGTCGTTTTATCAGCATGTGCAAATCAAACATTATTGGCCCGAATGGCATTATCCTGCAATCACTGGCTGCTGATGCGGATGGTACGGCTGATAAATTGGCACAAGATGCCATTGAATCGGCATGGAAAGAATGGTCACGCCGTGAATGCGATGTGGCTGGTCGTTTATCCTTGGTTGATATGTGCCGTTTGATTGTTTCGACGGTAGCCGTGGATGGTGAGTGTTTGGTACGCCGCGTTAGTGGTGGTGCATATGGCATTCAACTCAAGCTGATTGACCCTGAATGGTTGGATATTCGTTATAATGAAACCCGTGCCAATGGCAATGTGGTTCGCATGGGCGTTGAAACGACCGCGCACGGTCGCCCAGTGGCCTATTACCTACTCGATCAAAACAATGATGTGCATTATTCATCGTATGTAACTGGCAAGCATATCCGCGTTCCTGCGGATGAAATTCTGCATCTTTATTTACCTGAAATGATTGACCAAGCCCGTGGCGTGCCATGGATGGCTTCGGCATTGGTGCGCATGAAAAACCTGCATGGCTATGAAGAAGCGGCAGTGATTAATGCTCGTATTGGCGCATCCAAGATGGGCTTTTTTACAGCGGCTGAAGGCGAAGGCGCTGAGCCGTTAGCCGATGGTGAGGATATGAATGGTGAGTTTATTCAAGATGCTGAGCCTGGGGCTTTTGAAGTGCTGCCTGATGGCTACAGCTTCACATCATTTAATCCTGATTATCCCCATCAACAATTCCCTGAATTTGTGAAAGCGACATTGCGCGGCATTGCTGCTGGTTTGGGCGTGGCTTACAACGGACTTGCCAACGATTTGGAGGGTGTGAATTACTCATCGATTCGGGCTGGCGTATTGGAAGAGCGTGAGCAATGGAAATCATTGCAAGCTTGGCTGATTGATCACTTTATGAAGCCAGTGTTTGAAGTTTGGTTGGATCAGCAGCTGGCGTTGGGGCTTATTAAAGTACCAGGTAAAAATGGCCTATTAAAATCATTGCCTGCAGATCGTTTTGAGAAATTTCGCAAAGTATCATTTCAACCGCGCCGCTGGGCATGGGTTGACCCGCTTAAAGATATGAAGGCCAACGAAAGCGCTATTGCCAATGGCTTGAAATCCCGCTCTGAAATTATTCGTGAGATGGGTCGTGATCCTGAAGAAGTCTGGGCAGAAATTAGCAAAGAAAACGATTTATTAAAAAAAGCAGGGCTTGACCAGCAGGTCGTGCGCTCGCTGATGCATGAGGTAGATAATGAAGAATAATAACACATTACAACGAATGCAGACTGAAACGCAAAGCCGCGAAATCACCATTGATTTGCGTGCTACTGATGAAGATGCACGCACCGTTGAATTGGCTTTTTCCAGTGAAATCGAGGTAGAGCGTTGGTTTGGTGGTGAAATCCTTGACCATGCCACGGGTGCCATGCGTATGGGCCGCTTGAATGATAAGGCTGCCTTACTGATGGATCATAACTCACGCGATCAAATCGGCGTCATCGAATCGGCCCGTATTGATGGCGATAAGGTTGGTCGTGCGGTGGTGCGGTTTTCCAAGTCCGAGCGTGGCCAAGAAATGTTTCAAGACGTTTTGGATGGTATCCGCTCAAAGGTTTCTGTCGGTTATCGTATTCATGAAGCAACGCTGGAAAAGACAGGCGATGCTGGGGATGTCTATCGCATTACTGATTGGGAGCCGTTTGAGATTTCCCTAGTTGCTATCCCAGCTGATGATTCCGTGGGTGTTGGCCGTTCGGCTGAGACCCCAACAAATTCTGCGCAAGTAGAAAAAAAGGCAGGCGCAATGCCTGAAAACCTTATAAGAAAGGAGGTTGTCATGAATGACACCGTAAAAACAGATGCAGCGCCTGAAGTTAATTTAGAAGCTGCACGCAAAGAAACGCTTACAGCAGAGCGTACCCGAGTGGGTGAAATTGAAGCATCAGCAGATCGAGCAAAAGGCATGTGCCCTGGCGCTGTTGAGTTGGCACGTGAAGCGATTGCATCAGGTTCTGACATCGGTGCTTTCCGTGAAGCATTGCTGGTTAAAATGAATGAAAACAGCAAAGCACAGCGTAGCCCATTGGGCTTGACTGATAAAGACGTTGCCAACTTTTCTATGGTTCGTTTGCTGCGTGCTGCAGCAACGGGTGATTGGGCTGATGCTGGCCATGAGCGTGAAGTATGTACTGCAACAGCTAAACGTGCCGGTGGTACGCATAAAGGTATTATGGTGCCAACTGATGTGTTGAGTCGTGCGGTAACTACGACGGTTTCTGCGCCAACGATTCAAACTGATATTCTCTCTATGAGCTTTATCGACTTGTTGCGGGCAAAAATGAAAGTGCGTGGTTTGGGTGCCACTGTATTGGGTGGCTTGGAAGGCAATATTTCGATTCCGCGTCAATCAGCTGGTGCAGGCGCATTCTGGGTTGCTGAAGGCGGTCAGCCAACAGCCAATGATCAAGCTTTTGATGCGGTTGATTTATCCCCCAAAGGTGTTGCAGCATTAACACAAACAACCATGCAGAACCTCATGCAATCAAGCTTGGACATGGAAGCCTTCATTCGCCGCGATTTGGCGACGGCTTTGGCTTTGGCTATCGATTTGGCTGCCATTAGTGGTACAGGCGCAGGCAATCAGCCGCTTGGTATTTTAAACACTGCCGGCATTGGTTCAATCGCTATGGGCGCCAATGGTGCTGCACTAACCAACATCGATCAGCTTATTGCCTTGGAAACATTGGTGGCTGATACAGATGCGGATGGTGATTCGATGGCTTACTTGACCAATGCGCGCGTCGCAGGTGCATTGAAAACCCTTAAAACAACCACTGGCGAATATCTGTTCAAAGGCTCGGTTGGCTATACCCCTGAAGCGATTGGTTCGGTGAATGGTTATGACCTAGTGCGCAGCAATCAAGTGGGTAAAACCTTCGCCAAAGGTACTGGCACTGGCTTATCAGGCATGTTGTTTGGTAACTGGTCTGACCTACTGGTCGGTGAATGGGGCGCTTTGAACTTGCAAGTTGATCCGTACTCCGCAGGCGTGGGCAATATCAAAATCAGCGCTTTGCAATTTGTTGATTGTGGTGTGCGTCATCCTGAATCGTTCGCAGCTATTACAGACATTATTGCTTAATAATATTGGGGGAGGTGCAAGCCTTCCCCCATATTTAAGCTATTAAAAACATGAGGTGAAAGATGAAAATTAAATTATTGCGGGCATCGGCGATCAGCGGCGTTCATTGCGATATTGATGAGGTGGTTGAGGTCTCTGAAAAAGACGGCAAGTACCTGGTTAATGCAAAGCTTGCCCAGCTGGCTGATGGCGCGGCGAAAGCCAAAAAACAACTGGTTAAAAAAGAATCTATCATCATGCGACGTAATGGCAGGGTTGCTGGCAACCATGTTGAGTTGGGTGATGTTGTTTCGGTGCTTGAAGCAGATGCCAAGTTTTTATTGGGGCATGGTTATGCTTATTTGGCTGCTTCTGATGAGGCTAAGGAATTAAAAGCTGACTTGAAAAATGCTGCTGAAAAAGAAGCTGGGCAATAAGCATGGCATTGATTGAAGATCGCAACGTGTTCTTTGCGGACTTTGGGGTGGTCGCCACGATTGGCGGCAATCCTGTGTCGGCGATTTTCGACAATGATTTTTTGGCGTCGTTGGGGGTGGATTCATCCAACCCCGTGGCGCTGGTTAAAACTGCAGATATGACGGGGGTGTCACTTGGCACCCCTGTTAATATTCCTGCATCCGAATTTACACAAATATTTGTTGGCACAGTGGTTGGCAAT